AGTAGACAGGTTGTTAAAGAAAGTCTTTTAACAAGGATGAATTCAAGTAACCTGTTAACAAGTAACTTGACTTCAGTTCTTGGACACCAAGAAATTGCAGAGCTGATTGCAGACGGAATCGGAGCCAGCCAGATCGAGGACAGCCTGGCCGTGCTGCTGCCGCTGTACCGCGCCGAGGGCATCGAGCCCACCGCCAGCGTGCTGATGGTCGGGATCAGGCAGTTGAAGGCAGATGCCCGATGAATGCATGCCCCGCCAAGCCACGGAAACCAGCCTTCCTGCCACGATCTGGGTGCGGCTGGTACATGGGTAGCCAACCAGCAGCTCAAGGGCTTGTAGGCCTTGCAATCCGTTGTGTCAAACCACCATACGAACGATTGGATTCTGTACAAGGCTGGCCGCAAAGGGGTGTACCCAGCGCCCAGCAGCCAACGGCCTACCTATACGCGCCAGCATGCGCTCAGGCGACACCCGCCCGTCACCGTGCGCGGAACGCGACCCTTGCCCCCCACCCCCTACCGGTAGCGTACGGGGGTCTCCCTGAAATTTTCCCCCCTTTTTTCCCCGTAAACGATAATCAACCAAAAGGAGTACTTTGAGATGGCATACGAAATGAGAGCAGGACAAGGCAGTTTGTTCAAGAACGACCAGAAGACAACTGACAAGCACCCTAACTTGAAGGGCAGGGTGATGCTGCCCAATGGCGAGGTGAGGTGGGTGAGCGGCTGGATGAAGACGAATGTGGCTGGCGAGAAGTGGATCAGCCTGAGCATTGGTGAGCTTTGCATGGTGCAGGGCCAGGCAGCGCCGTCTGGTGGTTATGGCCAGCCAGCCTACTCGGCACCTGTTCGGGATGCTGTTGATGACAATATACCCTTCTGATGGCAACCCGTAAACAGTCCAGCGTGATCCCGCCGCTGACCAACTGGGGCGGGGTGAGGTCTGTGCAGCGCAGGCTGGAGCGGAGCACGACCATCGTGGCCAACAAGGAGGCGGTGGCCTTTGCGCTGTTGTCAATGGCCAACACCAAGCTGACTGACATCATGTCGTGGGATGAGCACGGCAATGTGACTGTCAAGCCCAGCCACCTGATACCGGAGCACGCCTTGCATGCGATCAAGTCGATCAAGGTCAACAGCAAGAAGGACTCTGACGGCAATGTGTACTCCACGCTGGACATTGAGCTGTACGATAAGGTCGGGGTCTTGAGGCTGCTGGCCAAGGCGGCTGGCCTGTTGGACAACCCTGATGACGGCAGCGAGAAGCCATCTGTGATTGACATCAATGTGGTGGCCCCTCGGGGTTCCAGCAATGAGTGAGTCGCGTGATGACATCTGGGCCGCTCGGGCCTACGAGCGCAAGTTGAGGGATAACCCTGATTGCAGGGATCCTGACCACCCAGGCTGTGAGTTTTGTGAAGAACGCAAGGAGCAAGAAGATGAGCAGGACTAAAGAGCAGTCTCAGAAGACGGTGCCGGTTGGCGGCTTGAACTTGGACTTCAGCGAGTCGCCTGTGATCTACGACTTCATTCAGTCCAAGAACTTTGTGCAGGGCATCATGGGCCCGGTGGGAAGTGGGAAGAGCTACGGCTGCGCAGCCAAGATCTTCATCAAGGCCGTGCAGCAAAAGCCGTCTGCCATTGACAATGTCCGGTACAGCCGCTGGGCCATTGTCAGGAACAGCTACCCCATGCTCAAGACCACCACCATCAAGACATGGCTGGATCTCTTTCCGGAGAGCACCTTTGGGCCCATGCTGTGGACACCGCCGATTACCCACCACATTCGGTTGCCTGCCCGTGGTGATGCGGCTGGCATTGACTGCGAGGTCATCTTTCTGGCCCTTGACCAGCCCAAGGATGTCAGAAAGCTGCTTTCGCTGGAGCTGACCGGGGCTTGGGTGAACGAGGCCCGTGAGCTGCCCAAGGCTGTGATTGACGGACTGACCCACCGGGTTGGCCGCTACCCTACCAAGCGGGATGGCGGCGCTACTTGGCACGGCATCTGGATGGACACCAACCCGATGGACGATGACCACTGGTGGCACCGCATGGCCGAAAAGGAGAAGATGACCGGCCAGTACGCTTGGAAGTTCTTCAAGCAGCCTGGCGGCGTGGTGCCGGTGGAGGTCGAGGACTTGCCCGAGATGCCCGAGGCCAACGACCACATCTTTGCCAGCGGCAAGTGGTGGAAGGTCAACCCCAAGGCTGAGAATGTTCACAATCTGCCGCCCGGCTACTACCAGCAGATGCTGCTTGGCAAGAATCTGGATTGGATTCGCTGCTATGCCGGTGGCGAGTACACCTATGTGCAGGAGGGCAGGCCCGTCTGGCCAGAGTATGAGGACTCAACCATGTCTGGCGACACCGAGGTTGACCCCAATGTGCCCATCCAGGTGGGTCTTGACTTTGGATTGACCCCTGCGGCCACGATTGGCCAGCGTTTGCCCAATGGCCGGTGGCTGATTCACCAAGAGATCGTCACTTTTGACATGGGGCTGGAGCGTTTTGGCCACCAACTGCTGGCCGAGCTCAACCAGCGCTACCCCAGCCACCAGGTGATGGTCTGGGGCGACCCTGCTGGCATGGCCAGAGACACCATATATGAGGTCACCGCCTTTGATTACCTCAAAACACTGGGGCTACGGGCCCAGCCCACGGCCAGCAATGACTTCAAGGTGCGCCGCGAGGCCTCTGCCGCCCCCATGCAGCGCCTGATCACCGGCAAGCCTGGGCTCATCATCAACCGCGACTGCAAACTGCTGCGCAAAGCGCTGGCCGGTGGCTATCACTTCAAGCGTATAGCTGTTGGGGCTGGCCAAGAGCGCTTTCGGGACGCGCCAAACAAGAACGAGCACTCGCACATTGGCGACTCATTCGGATATTTGATGCTGGGCGGCGGCGAGTACAACCGGATGACCCGCACCCACCAGCTCGGCGGCAGACCCATGGGCCAAGCCAGCGCTGGGACTGACTTTGATGTGTTTGCCTGAGTAAATATCGGGTAGATATACAGCTCTTGCGGGTTGTACAAAGCCCAATAGAATCGTTTGCATATGGTTGAAATTGATCTTGGTGTCATCCACCATTTTTCGGCGGGAGTGTACGCAAAGCAGATGCTGTTGCCAGCAAAACACTTTGCGGTAAGCCACTCGCACGCCTATGACCACTTGAGCATTTTGGCAAAGGGCAGCGTGACGGTTGAAGTGCAAGGAGTCGAGAAGGATTACATGGCCCCGGCCTGTATCACCATCCTGGCTGGCCAGCACCACACCATCACAGCGCACGAAGACAGTGTTTGGTTCTGCATCCACGCAACTGATGAGACAGATGCGGCCAATGTGGACGAAGTTTTAATAAGGGGATAAACATGCCTTGGATTGCAGCAGCCGTTCTTCTAAGTACCGCCGTCACGGCAAATCAAGCTCGCAAGTCACGCCAGCAGGCTGAGAACGATCAGCGCACCATGCTGGCGCAGCAGCAATCTGACCAGGCTGCCATGCGGCTTGAGCTGGGCAAGCAAACTGCTGAGTACGCCAAGCAGGGTGCCTCACTTGAGCAGCAGGCCCAGACCGCTCGGCAGCAGTTTGAGACAACCCAGGCTAACTACGCTACCAACAAGCTGGACATGGAGCGCAAAGCCAAAGAAGTGCAGGCCGCTGCTGATGAAGAGCGCCGCAAAGCTGCTGCCGCCGAGGCCTCTGCCCTCAGAGCTCGCACCCGTGGTGGTCGCCGGTCACTGCTGTCCGGTGAGCGCATGGATGCCGAGCTGGGCATGGTCGCAGACCTCAACAGCCCCGGCATGAGGTTGCAGTAATGGCTACGCTACCCCAGTTCAAGCAGCGCAAACTGGCCCGGCGCAGCACATCCGACATTGAGCGGCTGGCCAAGCAGTACCAGAGCAGTGTTGATGCGTTGACCGGCGAGTACCAGACCGCATTCACCGGCTACCAAGCGGGTGTCGCTGAAAAGATGAAGCCGTTTGAGGCTCAGATGGCGACCTACAAGGAATCGCTGCTGCCGACCTATGAGGCGCAGAAGGTTGCCTACCAAGCCAAGCTGGACGATTACAACAAAGTGCTGGCTGAAATTGAAAAGAACCCGGTCACCGAAAGAACAGAGCGCGTGGTCACCGGCAAAACATGGTACGGCAAAAAAGAATACGGCAATATCACTGTTTACGACCCGAAGCCAATACCAAAATTCACCGAGACAGCACCAGAATTGCCTGCTGCACCGATGGCACCGGAGATCGAGCAGTTTGACGAAGGCGAGTTCGGCACCAAACGAGCCGCAGCCGAAAGCGCTTTCAAACGAGAAGTAGGCGAGCGCAGGGCAGCTAGGGTCGGTGCCGTGTCTCGCAAGATGACCCGACCACTGTTAGCAGGAGAGTAAGCATGAAAGACATGAAAACCAAGATGCAGGCCAAGGTTGCCAAGGTCGTGCGTGAGTACAAGGCTGGCAAGCTCAAGAGCTCCAGCGGCGACAAGGTGGTTAACCAGAAGCAGGCCGTGGCCATTGCCATGTCTGAAGCTGACGCACTGAAAAAGGGGAAGTGATGAAAGAAGTCTGGGACAAGCTCCAGCCAAAGGATCTTGGCAAGCCAAAAGAGATGTCTTCTGCTGATAAGCGAATGGCCATGCGCCGCGCTGCCAAGGCAGGCAGACCCTATCCCAATTTGATCGACAACATGGCCGCATCGCGTGACAAAAAATGAAAGTCGAAATCGAAATTGAAAGCGAGATGGAGGACAAGGTGGAGCTGTCCAAGCTGCCGCCTGCCCTGCGCAAGAAAATTGAAAAATACATGTCGGCCAAGAAGCCAGAAAAGCCAATGAAGGGCATCAAGCAAATGATGCAAGAGGCCAAGCTGGAAGAAGAGGACGAGGATTAAATCATGGACTACGACAAGAGCGCTCCGGGCGGCATGCGCCTGACACCTGACCAGATTCTGAAGCGACAGGCTACGGCCCAAGCCAAGAAAGATGAGTTCCAGCAGCTCTATCAGGACGCATACGAGTTTGCCCTGCCCCAGCGCCAGCTCTATGGCGTATGGGAAGGCGGCGCTACCGGCTCCAAGAAGATGCAGCGCGTGTTCGACTCGACTGCCATCAACTCTACCCAGCGCTTTGCCAACCGCTTGCAGTCTGTGGTGTTCCCGCCCCAGCGCAAGTGGGCCAAGCTGGAGGCTGGCTCGGACATCCCGCCAGAGCGCAGGCAGCAGGCCCAGGCCGTGCTTGAGGTCTATCAGGAAAAGATGTTCACCATGCTGAACCAATCCAACTTTGACATTGCCATGGGCGAGTTCTTGCTGGATCTGGCTGTTGGCACCGCCTGCATGATGGTGCAACCGGGGGATGATGTATCCCCGCTCAACTTCATTCCCGTGCCGCTGTTCTTGGTGAGCTACGAGGAGGGTGCCAATGGCCAGGTGGACAATGTCTATCGCCGCATGCGCATGAAGGGTGAGTCTATCCAGCGCCAGTGGCCAGATGCCAAGATCCAAGATGACTTGGCCCGGCGTATTGAGCAAAAGCCAACCGATGACATCGAGCTGCTTGAGGCCACCATCTATGACTACAAGCGTGGCGACTATTGCTACCATGTGATCGACAAGGCCTCCAAGCAGGAGCTGGTCTATCGCCGCCGCAAGATGAGCCCGTGGGTGATCAGCCGCTACATGAAGGTGGCCGGTGAGATCTACGGCCGTGGGCCGCTGATGACCGCACTGCCTGACATCAAGACGCTGAACAAGGTCAAGGAACTGCTGCTCAAGAACGCATCCTTGGCCGTGGCCGGTGTATATACAGCAGCGGATGACGGAGTGCTCAACCCCAACACGGTCAAGATCGTGCCGGGTGCCATCATTCCGGTGGCCAGAAATGGCGGCACGCAAGGCCCAGCCCTGCTTGCCCTGCCCCGCTCGGGCGACTTCAACATCAGCCAGTTGGTGATCAACGACCTGTCGGGAAGCATCAAGCGCATCCTGCTGGATGAGTCGCTGCCGCCCGACAACATGAGCGCCAGGTCGGCCACCGAGATCGTTGAGCGCATGAAGGAGCTGGCCCAGAACCTGGGCTCTGCCTTTGGCCGACTGATCAACGAGACCATGATTCCGGTCACCGCCAAGATCCTTGAGGTCATGGATGAGCGCGGCCTGATTGACATGCCCCTGCGCGTCAACGGGCTGGAGGTCAAGGTCACGCCTGTCGCCCCGCTGGCCATGGCCCAGAACATGGAAGAGGTCAATTCGATCATGCAGTACATGCAGATCGCCCAGAGCTTGGGCACCGATGGCCAGCTTGTGATCAAGACAGATGTGCTGGTGGACTACCTGGCCGACAAGCTGGGCGTGCCTGCCTCTGTGCGCAACACCGCCGCCGAGCGTGCAGTGCTCATGGAGGAGATGCGCAACCAGCAGCAGCAGCAAGCCATTGGCCAAGCCATGGCCATGCAGGCCCAGGCCGGTGGCGGCATGCAAGCTCTGCCAGCCCCTGAAGGGATGCCAGTATGAGCTGGGAGGAGTTAGATGCCATTGGCCAGCCCAGCGATATACGCGAGGTTGACCAAAAGCGCGAGGATCTGGTCAAGCTGACTCTGCGGGTGTTCGGGTCAGAGGATGGCCAGAAGCTGCTTGAATGGCTCAAGGACATGTATGTGAATGTGCCCATCGCCGTGCCGGGCACAGATTCCTCGCACGCCTACTTTGCCGAAGGGCAGAGGTCGGTGGTGAGGGACATTGAGGTACGGATCAACACAGCAAGGAAACTATGAGCGACACAGCAACCGTTGAGCCCGGTGCAACCGGCCTACTTGACAATGTGCAAGTGAATGACGAAGCCAAGCCAGAGAACCCGCAAAACACCGAAATCAGCCACAAGGCTGCGGATCCCAGCGCTCCAGAGCCCGAGGATCCACTAGAGCGGCCAGACTTCTGGCCAGAGAACTTCTGGAAGAAGGACTCCAACGAGCCCGACCTAGAAGGCATTGCCAAGAGCTGGTCAGATCTGCGCAAGCAAATCAGCCAGGGCAAGCACAAAGCGCCCACAGACGGCAAATACGACCTCAAGGCCTTTGGCGAAGAGGCAGACACCAACCCCATCGCCACGACCCTGTCTGGCTGGGCCAAGGAGAACGGCCTGTCACAAGCCGCCTTTGATGACTTGGTCGGCAATTTGCAGACCCAAGCCAAAGAGCTGATGTCTGGCGACATGGTTGACCCTGCCGCCGAGATGAAGCAGCTTGGACCCAAAGGTGGCGCTATCGTCAACGGCATGGTGGATTGGGCTCGCGGCCTGGTCAACAAGGGTGTCTGGTCCAAGGATGACTTTGAAGAGTTCAAGATCATGGGCGGCACCGCCCGTGGCATCACAGCCCTGATGAAGGTGCGTGAGGCCTACGAAGGCCGGGTGCCAATTGAGTCTGCCCAGCTTGAGGGTGCCCCCAGCCAAGAGGAACTGTACGCCATGGTCGGGGATCCACGCTACAAGACAGATGCTGCGTATCGGCAAAAAGTTGAACGGATGTTCGGCCAGTACGCCAAATAAATCGGGGCACTCCACCCCGTCTGCCGCAAGGCAGTTGCCTTGACCCAGCTCCGGCTGGGTCTTTTTTGTACAACAGTCAATAGCCCCTGTTGCATTGTTGCAAAAAAGTCATACAATCTCGCCAAGGCCCACCGAGCAATCGACCCTTACCGCTGCGGATGCAGACGATTGGCTGGCGCAACCAGCAAGCACAGACCCGGATTACCGGCCCACCAGCGCGACAAACCCTGATCAACAACCAAATGAGGTATCAAAATGAGCGTTTCTCTTTCAAACGCCTTTGTGACACTATTTGACGCAGAGGTTAAGCAGGCATACCAAGGCAAAGCAATGCTGGTAGCTGCTGTTCGTCAGCGCCGAGGTGTCGAAGGCTCCACTGTCAAGTTCCCTAAAGTCGGTCGCGGCGTAGCTACTGCTCGCGTCACTCAGACCGATGTCACCCCAATGAATGTTGGGTTCTCCACTGTCACTTGCACATTGTCTGACTTCAATGCAGCCGAATACAGCGATGTGTTCAGCCAGCAAAAAGTTAACTTTGACGAGCGCTCTGAGC